CCTGGCATTTTATTGCGGTTTTGTAGTGCTTGGATGGCGGCCAATGCAGCAGCACCAAGGCCTGCACCTCCAAGTAGTTTACCCCAATTAATGCCCCCACTTTGTGTACCTAGGTTGAGCAATTTACCTACGTTAGGTACTTGTGCATTTCCGATACCACTAAGTACACCACCAAGTGGTATACCTGCGCCTTCGAGTCCAGTAGACATAATGCCACCTAATGAACCAAGATTTACACCGGAGGGGAGGCTAGCTCCGCCAAGACCTGAGAAACCTCCAGCTGCACTCGCAAGCTGTGAATCTACAGCAGGGTTAAAAACAAATCCACCTGCACCACCAGCTGCTTCTGCCCCACCTCCAAGTGCCCCAAAACCACCTGGCCCAAGCAGTGCACCTGCTCCGGCAGCTAGGAGTGGTGCACCAACAGCAATCATTGCACCCCGATTAGCTTTTTTCTTATTCGCATCTACTGCTTGCTGATGATACTGATCGTACTCTGCACGTTGTTGTGGTGTAAGCGTGTTTAGCCAAGCTTGACCTGTTTTGGTGTTATAATCTTGATATGCTTGCTGTGCTTCGGCATAACCTGCAGGCTGTCCGTATCCAGATATTTCTGCTTGGGGATCTGCTTGTGGAACTACCCCAGAGTAGGGATTTTGCGCAAAGTATTGCTGCAGCGACTTGCCATAATCATCATAAGTCATAGCAAACTTCCTACCCTATAGCTATAATCAGTGCTTACCCAAAGGGCTTCTTCATTTGAAGCCGCTGCAATAGCAATAGATGCAGCTACGCCCATACCGCTTGCTTGAATCCAACCACGCTGTTGTGTTACACCGCCATACCACAAAGCCTGCCCCCAAAAAGCAGCATTCCATCTTGCACCACCTGGTCCGGGCGCTTCTCCGTCTGGTATTGGTAGGTCTTGTGTAGCAAAGTCGTATAATATCGCAGAGTTAAACGGCACATGTTGCCCCACAATAAAGCGTGGGCGATACATTCCAACCTGCTTTTGGACCCCAAGAGCATTCAAGTAAGAATACGCTTGTTGTCCAATAGCTACAACACTAGTTCCACCAGTAACACCATCAGAATTTACATTGTCTAAAAACCCTTCCCATGCAATACAAACACGCCCATCATACGTGCCAAAAAAGGGTTGATCAGAAAAAGTAGTCCATACCGCAGCATCCATGCCCGCAAATTGGGCCCATGCATTTGTAATCTGATTGGATACTAATTGTATATTACCACCGGGTACTGTAACGGGTACGTTACAGATCAACATATTAATTTTTGGCGTATAGTTCAACTGCCAATTAGCTAGATCACTATAGTTACCAATCAGCTCTGACATTAGATACTGGATCTTATCAGATGGAAATGATTGCTTTACACCATTAACTGTCGTTGATGTAACTAAACCCGCCATTGACACAATACCTTGTTGTGTCAGGATAAATAGATCTCCGCCAACTTTAGCATAACTCCGGCGTCCTTTAACAGGCGCTCCCGTGTTGTATACGCCTACAAGTTTCCATGTATCCGCTGAATTAGGGTCTATTCCTGCGTATACTGCAGCGTAGCCTGTAGATGATACCGCAACCAAATGATCCTCTGCACCATTGCCATCATCTACAGTCCATGTAGTCAAGAATGCAAGATAACCACCCTGACTAAACAAGGGCCCAAAATCAAAGACAGACATTACGCCATAAATAGCATCTCCAGGAAGATAATATCCACGCGCCGAATTTTTCTCTACTGCCCAAAGTCTATGCTGATGTATTGTAACCTGTATCGCATTTTTAGGATCTAGATTTTTCCAGGTATATGCTGCAATTCCGTCCCCTACTACAAGTCTATTAAACCCTGTCGAGCTGTACACAATACCATTATCTGCCCCATTCACAGCTATAAGGTGGGCACCTGCAGCATTTGTCATACCTATGGTTTGCCAAAAAGCATTTGTCAAACCTGTAATAGAAGCACTACCAGGTGGGGCACCTCTAGTACTAACATCCCAAAGGGTTGTTCCTGTCCAAGCAAAAAGTTTTTGTTGCCCGTCGGCCCCAGACCAAGTAGCAAGTGTGCTTACTTCAGTTGTTACCGCAAGTTGTACCCAAGTTTGCCACCCTTTACGAATACTTACACCGTATGGTTGTGGCCAAAAATTTTGCAAAACTACTGCATCTGTTTCTGGCATAGCAGCAAATGAATCACGAGCATTCAAGCCCCCTATTGGGGCAGGCACAGACCCAATTCTATTTTCAGCTTGCTGTGGTGGCGTGGAAAACATTAACTTATATTCCAATTACCATCTGGAATAGACCAGGGTCCTAGATACCCTACTGATGCAGGCATTCCAGACAATGAAAGTTTTGCTCCGCCTACATCTTTACCTGTAAGATTATTAAAGACACGCATGAAATCGCCGTTTACGCCAGCTGTATTAAATCCTTTAAGTTCATAAAATTTGAATTTAACAAATTTTACGAGCAACCATGGATTATACATCAATACATCATTGCCATCTTCTATCATGTCTCCTACGCTATTTTCTGCACCAAGCACCCAATTTTTCTGGATATACTCCATAGATAGCGTAAAGCTTGATGGGGACGTGTCTGTAGTAGGCGTAGGAAATATTTTAAACAAATTATCTGATACTCTATACCGCAACCTAGGAAATCGTGCTACAAAAGAACCTTTAAGAAAAGCCCATTCTTGGGGCGATTTTGGCCCCAGCAGAGGCCAATGATTAGAACGATCCCATTGAGTTTGATCTACAAAATAATTGTAGTCGTCAGGTAGTTCGTAGTCTGATTTATTAGGTTCAGTAGTAAAAGTCCATTCCTTAGTAAACTGCTCCCAAGGATAGTATAGCATTAGCTCATTGCCACCTGAATTTAATATCGAAAGTAGCTGCGTCGCCTGAATATCACTAACTACCGCAAGTGTAGAAAGTACGGGGAGCCCAAGCTCCCCAGCTACTTGGTTCAACACTTTAAGAGCTGACCAGTATTGTGCCATTACTACACCTTAGCCGGAACCTCTGGAACTTTTGCTTTACTCTTTTCAGCCAGCGCTTCAATTTGTTTTTGCATGGTCGCAATTTGGTCGTCGCGTTTTTCTAGTTCTGCCTGAAGCTTCAACATGGGTGCTGCATCTTTGGCGAATTCAAGATATGCTTGCGCACGTTGCTTCATAGCATGGTGCCCCATAAACTTCTGCGATAGTTGATCAGACATGCCAGCAAGCTGCTCAACAGTACGGCAATTAAGTGAGTTAAGCTCCATGATTTGCGAGGGTGTTAGCCACACAAGCGCACTCAATGGTGTACCAGACTCTGCAGCTTCACGGCCCGCTTTAAAGTTAGCATATTGCTTCGCAAAACGCCGCCGATAACTATCATTGACTAGACTAGCCACTGAATCTTTTGATCCAGGAACCATAATCTCAATGACTTCTTCATCTTTGTAAATAGGCCGACCTTGCTGAATAGATTCGTACTCACAATGTGTAGGCACAATGGAAAAACGAACTAGCAAACGTTTGTCTGCTTCAGTTTGTTGATTATCTTCAAAATCCATTGCAAAGTCGGCAATATCGGTGGACATTTCTGTTCCTTAAGTTAATTAAACCAAAAACACCCAAAAGAATGAATTGGCGGGGATGACCGTACCGGTCGGGTTATACGTTTTGTATGCTTGTGCGGTACCTGCAGTAGCTACTCCTCCAGCACTTACTGCGCAGGTTTGATCCGCAGATACAGTAAGTTGTGCAGTATTGGTAACAAGCCGTGCAACTTTACCAACTGCAGCGCCTGAATTAGCCGCAACAGTAACACCACCTGCAGCAGAATAATCAGTTTCTTGAACTGGATTATATGTCCAGTAACCTGAACCATTAACTCCGATATATCCACCATAGGCATCTGGCCCAGATGGTTGACCACTATCTTGAACATAGGCTCCAATAAAAGGAACCTTGTTCGTATTTGCAACACCTACTTGTGCTGCAAGATTTCCTTGGCTCATTAGATACTCCTTAGTAAGAGTGGGGTGGTTGGTACTTCATTCAAAGCCCACTATCATTCCACCCCACATTTTGATTAGGTATTATCCATGCGACCTTGGAACTGCAGGCCCGAAGAGGTCAAGTTACCTGCCCAAGCCAGGATCTGTACAGAAGCATCCTGATTGACAGAATAGCGCTGACCTGGGGAAAGCGGTACCATATTACGCGCTGCATGAGGGCGATAGAACAAGTACTTCGTATTAAGGAAGTACGCGCTCGTTGCAGGCACTGAGTTAGGCGCAGTACCTGCAGCACCAGTACTCGTCCAGTTGATCTGCATGGCACCATCAAGCACAACGTCCGCATCCATGAACTTAACAGACATAAAGCCAAGCTTAGCCGTATCAGTTCCAGTAAAACGTTGCTGCGCTTGAAGTGAAGCCATATAGAAGCTCCATGCAACATTATCAACCATAATCAGATCAGGACGATCATTGCCGCGTACCAAAGATGACCACATACGGTTGAAATACGTCTGGACGTTCGTGGCCGACATAGCCGCACCACCCGTAGTAGTGCAGCGGAAGTACTGATTCTTCCAGAACAGCCATGTGGCGCGGTTAATGCCACCAACAACGTTCGTAGGTACCGTAGCAACTTGTTGCAGCAAACCATCGATTTGCTTGCCACCGGCAGCCGTACCATCAGAATACAAACCAGACGCGATAAGGTTAGCCATCGAAGATTCGGCGACATCCATACGGGAGTCGATCAAATCAATGATGCGTTCCTTACCTGCGTTTTGCAGCTGCTCAAGTCCGCTAATAGTAACGGGGCAAGCCGCTTGCTTAATCGAGTACTCAGCAGAACTAATTACATCCTGCGCAGCAATCGGCAATGCCTCGTAGCCTGCGTACCAGCCTGCATTGCCATTTGAGGCGAACGAAAGTTCTTGAAAGATGGATGAACCACCGGAAAACGTCTTAATATTACCGCGTTGCTTAAGTCGCATAAGCAAAGCATTATTGGACGTAACGTTGTCTGCAATTTCGCCAGTACGAGATTGGATCGTAGTAGCAATGATGTCACTTACATTAGGAAAGGCCATTATGAATCCCCGCGAACCTTGTTAGGTTCTGATGTTTGAGAAGGCCACGTAGTAGGTTGACCTACTGGTAGCGGATATGGAGTAGCATTAGATTCTAAGAAACCTGCTGGATTTTTTGGCGGTGGGAACCGTATAGTCCCGAGGATGCGGTTAATGAGGCTTTTCATTACCTTCCTCCCAAATCATCAAATGCAGCTTCAATAACTGCACGTCGGTCTCGCGGGGGTTTTCCGCTAAGTGGGCCACTGGGTGCGCCGCGTACAGATGACGAAGCTCGTAACGCTTGCTGAGCTTTGGCATTAGCCTTAGCTGCCTGCTGTGTACGTTCTTGAGTCATCGAAGCTTGCGCAGCTATCTGGCTAATAGCTGGATCCATCGCAACAGCACGATTATACGCTGTTTTCAGATCGATTGACATACCTTTTTTTGCCATAATTTCGACAATATCTGCCATAGTATCACGGACATCTTCAAAATATGGAAAATTCTCAGTATCTTGCGCCATTTGCTCAACAGTATTTTGCACCTGTGCCGCAGTTTGTTGTTGTACTTGTTGTGCTGCTTGCTGTTGGGCCGTCATGTATTGTTGAAACGGTGCCAATCTTTGCTGTAATAGCTGCTCTACTTTACTTTCAACTGGATCTGCAATGGGGGAGCCGGCCAAAGCTGAATCCAATGCCTGGATATCTACACCATAGTCTTTGATTAGTTTAGCTAGATACTGCGCTTTTTGGGCTGCCCCACCTGTTGCAAGCAAATGATCTGCAGCAAGAAGATTACCAATTGCTCTAACAGGATCTCCAACTTGTTGGATTCGCGCCATGTAGGGCTGGATTACCTGGTGCAGTTGTGTAGTAAATTGCCGAGCGCTAGCTGAATCATTCAGTACTCGGGTAGTCTCGTGCTCACGACGTAGTACTTCTTGACGAATATCAGGATCAAGTTTATCCCATTTCGCTTTTTGCGCAGGTTTCCAAGCTTGTGGTGCGCGCTCTACATTTACAGGTTTTTCTTCTTTTACAACTTCTTCTTCTGGCTTCGTCGTCGCGACTTTTTCCGTTTCGACAGCCGTTCCGTTGTCGGAAGCCTCCGGCGTTGCGACGGCCTCCTTTGGCTCGTTTACGGCATCTTTTACAGCCGTCGATTCGGCCGTAATCTGTTCAACGGAATCCTCAACATCGAGTCCCGACTCGCTAGCATCAAATGCTGCTTCTAGGGTGGCCCTTCTATCGCTCATTTGCGTTACCTATAATGTTTGTTTACTGCGTTAATGATGACTTGCTTCCTGTGTTCTGCAAAAGCACGTCGCTGTTCTGGCGATCTATGGTCAGAATTCGTTTGTAAGTAGGGCAAGCCCTTTAACTCTGCATTGGGTACTACATCATGCTTAGCACAATGCTCTCTAAGCCCAGCTCTACCTGAATACCGTTTGCCATCGATCGGAGAGGTAAAGTCTGGCAAGTCTGGCAAGAATGTAACTCCCCCGCGATTTCCGTACTCACGAAATTGATCCTTAGGCACCATACTCATGGTTTCAGGCTCGTAGACCCAAACGCCACCTTTACTCATTTTGGTAACCTCTTGTATGTCCAGCCGTTACGTACTTTACAGATGGTAGAAGTTGTAACTCCAAACCTATCTGCGAGTACCCCAGCAGATAAAATCAATTTACGAATCATTGCTACTTGGTTTGGTGTTAGCTTTTGCTTTGGATTGGATTTGTGCTTGAGCATTCGCGGCCTCCAATTTAACTTCAGCTTGTTGTTCTGCAGAATGGAGTTTCAAGCGTTCCATTAGCAGTTCAAAATGCAACATCATTTCTTGACGTTGCTGCTCTAGTGCAAGTTGTTGACGTTCTGCAGCAAGTTCCATTTGTGCTTTTTGCTGCTCCAATGCTGCCTCAAATTGCAACCGTTGCATCTCCATTGCATTTCTTTGTTGTTCGAGTTGTTGGTCTTGCTGCGCCTTCTGTTGGTCAATTTGTGCTTGCTGCTGCATGCGTTGCTGCTCTGCCTGTGCTTTGATTTGTTCAGGCGATGGCGGGGGAGGTGGAGGTGGTATTTTCGACTCTTCCTCGAGCATTTGCAGCTCTTTATCGATCATGCCCTCAATTTCATCGCTGCCCTTAAATCCTGCTACTGCCCAACGCAATAGCGTTATCATGAGTACAGCAGACTTAGGTGCTTGTTGAATCATGGGGAGCATTCCCTGCATGTATTTGCTAACAGTGGTTAGCATATCCATGCGATCTTGCTTCTCCATTGCATAATCTGCTTGTGCAAGGGTGTCAGCATTAACTGTAATGCGCCACTCAAAACCTTCCTCCTCTTGCAGAAGCCGAATTGCAGGCTCTATGAACTGGTCATTACCCGTTGTAAGAATATTTGACTTCTTAATTAGCATTTCAGGTGAAAAATGCTTTACCATTAGTTCTGCCTTAATACGCATCATATCTGCAGCAAAACGAGCTACCTCATCTTGCAACTTCTTAATGCGTACGGACGCGAACTGCGCCTTGATCTGTTGGGCCCCAAGCGTCTCGGAAGCTTTACTCGCGCCCCGGACAATATCTGCAATGCCAGTAAGCTCATAGATTTGTCCTTTGATAGCTTCACGCGCCATATTTAGCTGCTGAAGTGCTTGGACAATGGTTTCAAGGGGAAGCCAATCAATTTGACCCTTCAGACCACCTTTCTCGGCAAACATTCCCCAGTTATCTACTGGGATAAGCTCGTTGTCGCTCCCTTCATTCAGAAGTCGTTGCACCCCTCCAGAAGCCTTGTCGTAAACCCCGGCGACTTTACATGCTTTAATGAGCAATGAGATACGATTATTAATTGTATCAAGTTCACTATACTGATCCTGTATCATATAGTAATCAGGACGAGGTACAGTGTTCGACGTACTCAAATTTGCTAGCATGGGCTCTGGACATGGCTCAAAACCCTCGAGCCCAAGGAAGTCATCCTTCTCGTCTAGAAGATCTGGCGCACCTTTAGCATACCAAATTACTTTACGCGTAGTGCGATCCCAAATTTCATAGACGCGTGCTTTCTTTAATACATCCTCTTTAGGTGTAGAACTATTAATACCAAGTTTACTTGAGCTAGAATCGAGTGGGCATGATCTACCCTTCTCTTCTCCAAAGCGCTCAATGAGCTCTTCACGTAACATATATGCTACACGCCCCACCCAGCGGCGTTCTTCCCAGACACGGCAGGGCGACCACAAGAAATCTTCCCAGAAAATGTAATCAACTACGATACGTTGATCTGTGATCTGCTTCAAAGGTTCATCTGATTCCAGACCTTCCGGTGTCGGTGGTGGTGTAATTTCCTCAGTATCAGTTTCCAAGCGCAACCAGGCTTGTGCTAGCCCTGGTACAAGCCTGTCTTGAACGCAATGCCGCATGGTCCCATCAAACTGATCAGTGGGATCATCTAGATCTTGCGTAATGCATCGTTGGATGATAAGAGCCGCTACACGGGCAACATCGTCTTTATAATCAAGATATTTTCTTGCTACAACCGGTTTTGGCAGCTGCGCATAAAGTGCAGATTCTAGAATGTTCGTATTAGCATAGAAGATATTGAACCATTTAGCAGTGGTTTCAAGAGCATCACGTTCATCAAGAAATCTGCGTGTTACTTTACGAGCCCGTTTTCTGAACTTTTCTAACTCCTGTTCCGCAGCCTCAATCTCACGAGTCCACAACTGCACTGGAGTAAGCTTACTCGGGTCCTCGATTGATCCAGTATCTTGACTCATGCTATACGCCTTATTTCCCGACGACGGGCTTCATTATCTTCAAAGAGATTGTTTAGATTAAACTCTGACGAGAGGATACTTGGTGTAGACAATTCTTTACTTTTCGGAACAAAGCCCATTATACCTACTGCTATAGCAACATAGCGTAGACAGTCGCAGTAGTCAGAAGCCCAATCATGTACTGGAACGTCACTAAAAATTAGAAGATTATCATTCCACTGTCTACGATATGCTTTCATTGCTTCAAGAAGGTCTCCCGTACCTTCTTCATCAATGTACATCTGCGGGAACAACCGTCGTACTGCTGCAATACCGTCCCGGACCTTATGTTGTGGTACAATGCGGGGAGTCAAACCTGCTTGTAAGAACTGCTCTACTATACTTTTCCCTGTTTGTAAATTCTTTGCTCTTGCATCGTGGGGGAGCCACACCTCACCTAATTCGCCTTCGAATTGGTGGATTCGCTCGATATGATGAAAGATATCAGCACCTTGGGTAGCCTCGCAAGCAATAAGTCTAATACTACCAGACTTACTTAGTTGAAACCAAATGCAAACAGTTGAATCAGTGAACCCGAGGTCGAAAGCGCAGTGAGTAGGAAGAGCAGGATCATACAATCCATTAGGAACACACCGATCTTCCGCAAATAGTAGATTAACTTCGGTGGCATAGATTGCTCCTTTCAGAGCAGAATCAAATGAGCACTCGTATTCTTGGGCATACTCTTCTGGATCCATATCCCGTCTGAGCGCTACGAGCTCAGATTCAGGAATAATGCCAGAAGAGCTGGCCTTAAGTGTTAAGCTATACCATTCAGTAGGATTTTTCTTTGCTTGTTGTACTATGTCATAGAATAGGTTCTTACCGCGGGGGGTCGATGCAAAGATTGCCCATCCGTTCCTATCTGATAAAGCCGGTCGTATAACCTGGGAGAAGACAGAAGGCTTGAATAGTGCGTACTCATCTGGCACGCACCCATCAAGATACATACCGCGTAGTGAATCGGCGTTATCTGCACCCAAGACGTAGATTGTTGCGTCATTTTTGAGTGTTACCTTTAATTCTGCTTCTTGGGGCTGCTTAGCAAGATAAGGTTCTGCGAAATCTTTAAGATATGTCCATGCAACTCGTTTTGCTTGGCTATAAGTCGGACCAACGTACGCAAGTTGGGGTTTATGCAATCGGCACTCAAGGCCACCAAATACGAGGTCATTAACCAGGGCAACTGTTTTACCTGCTCTTCGATGCGTGTTGATAACAGCCCATCGCTGTTTTCTATTATGAAGGGGCAGGAATTGTTCACGAGGTACGTACTTCACTTAAGTTTTCTTAGCAGATAACTAAGTGCCGATGCAGGATCTCCTTCATGCAGAAGTAGACTATGTTCTAGATTAAGCATTATGTCATCCGGGATAGGTTTCTCTACTGGAAGTAGCGGTATATTACCCTTATTCATATGCATAATGGGAGAGAGACTGCGCGTAGCTGGATTCATGGCTCTAAACGCATCCGCTTCTGCAAGGCGTTCACCAGCA